CACGAGACCCTGTAGCTTCCGCTTATCTAGCGGAGGGCCGAACTGCATCGCGCCCTCCAGCGCGCCGTTCCAAAAGACGCCGAGGTGCAGTTGGGAGTTCTGCGCGACCTTGCCGGAGTAGTGGACGCGACGAACGAGCGAGGACGCCGCGCGGGATGAGATCGGCTTAATGAGGAGGTCTTTCGCGCTTGGCATCAGAACGACCCCAAGAACATCTCGCAGACCCGCGCGAGTGCGTTTCCGTTGCTGTTTTCGTTGCCCGTATCTACGAAGTCCCCGAGGGATTTGGCGTGCGTTAGTGCGCGCTCGATCTCCGCGTGCTGGTCGTCGTGAACGGTGAAGGTCATCTGCCGAATCGGAGCGCGGTCCTCGTCGGGCAAACCGCCAAGGGCGTCGTCCCACTCATCATCTGTCGCCATGTTTAGAGCATCGATCAGCGCAGCCAGTTCGTGGTCCTCGTAGCCGATACTGACCAAGTCCATTCCACCATCGTCAAGTTCTTGCAGGAGTTCAGCAAGCGAGGCCGCATCCCACTCCGCGATCTCCCCGAGACGGTTGTCCGCGATGGCGATCGCGTCCGCTTGCCGGTCCTCCACGTCGAGGTGGATCACGGGCACCTCGGTCAGCCCGATCTTCATCGCAGCCTTCAGGCGCGTGTGGCCTCCGATGATGCGACCGCTCTCGCGCTGCACGAGGATCGGCGTCGTCCAGCCCTGCTCCTGAATCGTATACGCGAGGCGCTCCGCTGCGGCGTCGTTCTGCCGTGGATTGCGCTCCCATGGCACGAGGTCTTCGACCTTCACCATCTGAACCGTTAGGTCGTGCCTCAGGCTCTTACTCATCGTCGCTGCTCCTTCGTTGCTTACCCCTAGAGAAGCTATCACTGCGGATAAAGCACATCAACAACCCATTCGGGTGTTTTGTGAGGTAGAGTGCTCTGTTATGCCCTGAAGGGCTGAAAGGATACAAAAAATGATGGAGACGAAGCCCGACCTACGACTTAAAGAGGTCGCCGAGATCACTGGTTGCAACATCAGGACCCTTCAAGCCCTGGCACGCCAGGGCCGACTGCCCGGCTGTTACAGGCTGGGCGGCTCCTGGAGGGTGCGACAAGACGCCCTGGAGCAGATCCGCAACGGCGACAACATCTCTGAGTCTGAATAGCAAGGATGGACCGACACACGCTTCGGAGGTGGAGCCCAGTCACGAGGACGTTGTGGACAGATGAGAGGTTCCGAGGCCTCTCATCTGCTGGCCCCTGCTCCCAGACCCTCTGGCTTTACCTGCTGACAGGACCAGAGCAAGGGGTCATCCCGGGACTGTTCGTCTCTGGCGCTGGGTCACTCACAGACCGACTCGGTGCCCTTGACGACCGTTGGACATTTGAAGAGGTTCGAAGGTGCATAGCTGAGATACGAGACGCGGGGATGCTGAAGGTGTCGTCTAGGCCTGCTCTCTTCTGGCTGCCCAGGGCACACAAGCATCGACCACCACCGAACCCAAACCAAGTCGTTGGCTGGAGGGCCGCATACGAAGAGATGCCTGAGTGCCCACTCAGGGAAGAGGCACTAGCGACTATCGGAAGGGACCTGCACGGCAAGTCCCGAGAGGCCTTTCTGCGGGTGTTCCCTGATGTGGAAAGCCTTCAGGGAAGCCTTCGGGGAACCCTTCAGGGAGGGCACGCCAAAGCACCCCCAGAAGGCCCAGCCGACAGCAGGGTCGCAGGGGGCCTGCTCAGCCAGCAGCAGAAGCAGAGCAAACCCAGCAAGCAAAGGGCAGATAAGCCTTTGGGGAACCCTTCCGAAACCCTTTCGGTAACAAAGACAAAGACAAAGAAAGAGATACCCGCAGAGCCTCAACGGCTCGCGGCCCTCCTCCTTGACGGTATCTGCTCCCACCTCCCAGAGCATCGGAAGAGGGTGAAGGACCACCACCTTCGAGCATGGGCCGTGGACATCGACAAGCTCATCCGCATCGATGGGGCTGACCCTAGTGCGGTCTCGAGTCTTGTGCGCCTTGTCCACCATGAAGGCCACCCTGCGGTCGTCTTCTGGAGGTCCAACGTGTTGTCGGGCAGAAAGCTGCGGGAGAGGTACACGCAGATTCTGGCTCAGGCCCGCCATGCCGGAGCGCTCGGCTCTAGCGCCCATGGGAGTTGGCACACAAGAAACGCCCCAGCCCTCCGCAGGCAACGCGACAAGGCGGAGCAGCAGGGGAGAAAGCTAACCGCAGCAGACCTCATTTCCGAGGCATCCCAAAACGACAAGCCCTCCAGGGAGGACGCTGCGCGCGCCCTTGCTTGGCTGACGAGGAGAGCATGAGCGACACCGAATGCTGGTGGCCAGAGTGTGGGGGAGCAGATGATGCTCCGTGCCCAGAGTGCCCGACCCCAAGACTTGACCAGGAGCCCCCAGACCCAGACCGTCTGCGAGCCTTGCTGATGCAGGAGAGAACCCACTGCACCCAGTGTGGTCGGTGTTTTTTTGGGGCGGCCATCTGTCCTGAATGCGGCAAGAGCGTCTCCCCGTTCAAGCCAGCTGTCGGTGTGTCCCCATGATGCGCCATCGCTTGATTCTCGGCGTTGACCCTGGGGCCCGAACAGGTCTTGCCCTGTATGACAACCGCACGCAGCGCGTTGTCTGGAGCGGAACCCTTCAACCCTGTGAGGCCCTGGAGGTCCTGAGGTCTGGACAGCACCAGGGGCACCACTGGTCCCTCGTCGGCATTGAGCGGCTGACCAGCACGGGCAGAGCGAACTCGGACATCCTGAGGGCGGCAGAGGACTCTGGGCGCATGTATGAGGCAGCCTCGCGGCCCATGGCCCCGGACATGTTGCAGCCGATGGTGGTCTGGAGAACACGGCGGGAGGTCTGCCGCCACTGGCAGGTCAGCGGTGCAGGCAAGGATGGACAGATCATTGACAGGCTCTGTGAAGCCCACGGGCTGTCGCGTCGGGAGGCAAAGGGCCGAAAGGCTTGTCCAGGTCCTTTCTTCGGTGTGTCTGGGGATGCGTGGCAAGCGCTAGGCGTTGCGGTGATGCTCGCAGAAAGCCTGAGCGATGAGCAGCTCTGAGCGAGCAAAGCAGCAGACCGCCAAAGCCCGTGAGGCGTTGAGAAAGAAGACGCAGAGGGTCTTGACACGGGTCTTTGAGAAGACGCCGCACACGGACCGAGGCGGCTCTGTGCTGTCTATTGCTAGAGGTGTTCGAGTCAGCGAGAGGACGTGCAGGAGGCATCTGCGAACCCTTCAGGGGCAAGGAAGGGTCGAGAGGGTGGCTCCTGGTCGATGGAAGAAAACAGAGGGAGGACAGCATGAAGAGCATGCCGACACACGACTCGGTCGGGGTTAGATACGAAGCAGTTGACGGGGCTCCAAACGTAGAGCGACAGCTGCTCTGCCTGTGCCTCAGGAGCGCCAGCGCGTTTCCAGAAGCTATGGCTCGGGGCGTGGGGGCTGACTGGTTCTCCTCCAGCTATCAGCGAGCCCTATGGGTGGAGATGGCGAGGCAGCACGAGCGCGGGATCTTGCCAGACGAAGCCACGGTCACAGATGCGCTTGCCAGAAGTGATGTCGGAAGCGGCCTAGCTTGGGCCGACTTCGGGACAATGTCGAAGTGGGTCTCAGACCTTGCTGCGACTAGGGTCTCACGTTCCCGCTTGGAGAGCTACATCGAAGCCCTCGCCGCAGAGCATGAGCGCAGGAGGCTACTAGAGGCAGCCCGAAGAGTGATCATGGCGCACAACGATGACGAGCCCACAGATGTCCTGCGGCTGGAGATGTCCAGCGGATTGGCCGAAGCTGAGGTCCGCCAGTCGGGAACACCCCCAACGATGCTGGAGATCGTGAAGGAGGCAGCCGAGAGAGCTCTGGCGCAGGCCACTGGTCGGCTTCCGAGCAACATTGTGCCGACTGGTCTTCAGGCCCTGGATCGACTCTTCAGGATGCGAACCGGCGACCTCATCCTCGTTGGGGCGCGGCCCAGCATGGGGAAGACGCACTTCCTGCTCTCCATCGCCCAGGGGGCTGCCCGATCTGGCTTCCCTGTCCAGGTCCAGTCAGTGGAGATGGGGGTCGATGCCATTGGGGACAGAGCCTTCGGCCATCATGCTGCCAGCGGCTGGCAGGAGTCGGCAGAGATATGCGAGAGGGCTACTCCAGAGGCCTTGGGCCACTGGGAGCACGGCGGAGCTGCTCTGGCCGTACACATCGATACCATGGCGACGACTCTGTCTCGGATCATCACCTCAATGCACGTTGCCGCCCAGGAGCGTGGGGTGCGGGTGTTCCTGATCGATTACCTCCAGTTGATCCGCGTCATACGCCGTAACGACCTCAGGTCTGCAACGAGGGAGCAGGTCGTTGCGCACATCTCTAGGAGCCTCAAGCTCGCAGCCAAGGCCCTGGATGCGCTGGTTGTGTGCGCTGTTCAGCTGTCTCGAGCATTGGAGCAGCGACCAGACAAACGGCCGATCATGAGCGACCTCAGGGAGTCTGGTCAACTGGAGCAAGACGCCGACGGCATCCTCTTCCTGTATCGGGACTCGGTCTATCGCGAAGAGGCGGACCCAGGAGAGCTGGAGGTCATCATCGGAAAGCAGCGCCAGGGAGAGCGGGGGCGAACCTCGTTCCTGCGGTACACCCCTGGTGATGGCTGGGTGAGAGACCCCAACTACCGAGAGCAGGTCTTGAGTGATCGAAGGTGATGACCGATGCAAACAGACGCGATGAA